CTTTTATTATCTTTTTTACCATATTACCAAAACATTTTTTCGTTAGCACCTGCATCGTAACAGGGCTAATGCGAAAACTCCGAGGCACCAATTTCTCATCATTACGCAATTCATCTTTCAGGGTCTCCGACCAAGCAATATCACACACGTTTACGTCCCCAGTCTTCATCCTACCCTCAAACTCTTTATACATTTTTTCAAATGAGGGGGAAAACCTACCATTCACAAAATCAAAACAGTCCTCTTTCATCTTGATCTCAAATATGCCGTTTGATGACTTCTTGTTAATTCCTGCCAGGTAGTCATCACCTTTGATAATTTGATGTTCTGTAAGATCTCCGAAGTCTTCAAAATATAAAGAAAGAAGGTTAGCTGCAAATTTGAGCGCATCACCATCTACCGGACCTGTTGGTGTTCTACTGGCGCTAGCAACGTCCTTAACAGTGTGAGCACCATATATACTAAGATTGGCTGGTGATCGCGTAGTTTCAAATAGATTGAATAAAGGCGATTTTACAAAATTGCTATTTTTTGGAACATACACACTCAAATTAGTTTGTATTTTGATCCCACTACACTCGGGATAAACCTTATCACTAACGAGTGCATCAATTTTAAGTCCACTGTCTGGGGAGTTAAAAATCTCTCCTAAACGCTGTCTACAAACACTAGACCATTGCATGGCAACACCGCAGTTGTTATCATCACTACCTGCCACATGCATTCCCATAACACTACCCTGCTTCGTTACCAATAGCACACCACACATACCAGGGAAGTGTAATTTATCATACACCACCGGAGTGTGTACTAAATGCTTAACTTCACCAATGGGATAAACTATAGGACCAGTAACCTTGTTACTAATAATGCCCTCCAACTGAACAACAAAATTAGGAAAAGCAAGACCTATTGGGACGTCCGGTTCTCCAGTAAAAGGAGTAACAAGCTTGGAAAAAGGAGTCGGATATCCAACACTAAGAGTAAGAACAGCAACATCGTCAGGAGCGCTAGCATAAACTAGTTCTACTGGAGAATGATCTACAACCATATAATTTGCCTTACGATTCTTGTAAACCGTAACCTGTAAATCACGATCTAAAACCAGGTGGTAGGGAACTAATAAACGTCTACCGGACATAAGACAGTAGCAGCAAGCCACTCGAAATTTTCCGTCTTTCTTATACGTTAGATCAACCTCAAAC